GCGCGTTCGTCGCGGCGATGGGGTCGTTCGCGACGGTCGAGGCCAGCAAGCAGGCCGCCCCCGGCCGGTGCACCAAGACCTGGATCACGGGCCGTAACCCGCGGCCCACGCACCTGGCGATGAACGGGGAGACAACGCCCGCCTGGACCGACTTCTCCAACGGCCTGTCCTGGCCCGGTGACCCGGCCATGGGGCCGGACGAGTCGGCCGGCTGCAACTGCACCGTTTCCGTAGAGATCACGCACTAAGGAGGGCTCCTCGTGGAGTTCAAGACGACCGGCACCCTGAGCCGGAAGACAGACGGCGACGGCGACCACGCCGGGTTCGTCGGGTACGCGTCCACGTGGACGAGGGACCCCGACTCCTACGGCGACGTCGTCGCCAAGGGAGCGTTCACCCGCACCCTCAAGGAGTGGAGCGAGAAGGGCCTGCCCATCCCCGTCCTATGGGGCCACCGCCTCGATGACCCGAAGTACTTCATCGGCGCGGTCAAGGACGCTAAGGAGGACGACCACGGCCTGAAGGTCGACGTCGACCTCGACGCCGACTCCCCCACCGCCGAGCACGTGCGCCGCCTCCTGAAGAGCGGGGCCGTCGCACAGATGTCCTTCGCGTTCGATGTGCGCGAGTCCGCCGACGTCGAGCTCGACGACGGCCGCAAGGCCCGCGAACTGCGGGACCTGCGCCTCTACGAGGTGAGCGTGGTCCCGATCGGCGCGAATCAGGACACGTCCATCGAGACCGTCAAGGCCCCCTCCGACGGGGGCCTCACCAGCGAGGAGATCACCCAGATACGGGCTCTCCTCGCCTCCCAGACCACCCCCGAGGAGGGGGAAGCCGGCAGCAACACCGACGACGACGCCGAGGCCCCTGAGGGGCAAGACGAAGACCCGGTGAAGGCCGCCGCGCGACTTAACACCCAAATCGCAGTCCTCTTCATTGAGGGAGAAAGGAGCGCTGCATGAGCACGCTCACGGAGGCGCGCGCGGTGGCCCTGAAGGCTGCCATGGACGCCCAGAACGCTATGAACGCCGCCGGTGACCAGGTCACCTACGAGATGTGCAAGGAGGTCGAGAAGCGGGTCAACGAGGTCAAGGAGATCGACGAGCGTATCGCCGCCTCCAAGTCGGCGCGCGACATGATCGCGTCCCTCGCCGGCAACATCCCGGATGACAACACCTATGAGCCGGGCGAGGAGTCCGGCATGAAGGCCGGCACCTTTGGTGAGCGCTACGTGCGCTCCTCCACCTACAGCGAGTGGGCCAAGGCCCACCCCTCCGGCCTCGGTGAGGGCTCCAACCTGGCCCTTCCCGGCGTGAAGATCGGTGACCTCGAGGAGCTCCTCATCTCCCGTAAGGCCAACGGTCAGGTGCTCGCTACCCCGGTCGCGCACATCGCCCCGATCCGCTACCCGATGGTTGACATGGTCGACCGCCGGCCCCTGACTCTCCTCGACGTCATCGGGCACGGCCAGATGGCCGGAAACTTCGAGTACGTGCAGGTCACTGCCGTGTCGAACAACGCCGCCATCGTCAAGGAGAACACGCAGGACACCGACGCGCTCAAGCCGACGTCGGACATGACGACCGTCGTCGCCGACTGCAAGGCGTACACCTTCGCAGACGGTTACGAGGTCACCAACCAGCTGCTCTCCGACGCCCCGGCGTTCGCCGCCTACATGAACACCGCGGTCCGCTACAACCTGGACACGGTCATCGAGGACAAGGTCCTCAACGGCACCGGCACCGAGGAGCCCAAGGGCATCCTGAAGACCACCGGCGTGCAGGAGAAGACCTACACGGCCGGGACCGACGCCATGGACCTGGCGAAGGCCGTGCGTGGTGGCCGCACCAAGATCACGAACGTTGGTGGCGTCGCTACCGCCGTGATCCTCCACCCCGAGGACGTCGAGGCCCTCGACCTCATGCAGGACGCTGACAAGCGCTTCTACGGCCTCGGCCCGTGGGGCATCGGCCCGCGCACCCTGTGGGGCGCCCCCGTCGTCGAGTCCTCGAAGATCACCAAGGGCCAGGCGCTCATGGGCGACTTCAACCAGGTCCAGCTCCTCGACCGTGAGGGCCTGTCCGTCGTCGCCTTCAACCAGCACAAGGACTACGCGGCTCGTAACCGCGTCTACGTGCGTGCCGAGCTCCGTGCCGGCCTGGTCATCTGGCGCCCGAACCGCCTGTGCCTGGTGAAGGCCGCCTGATGGGTGTCGACGACGGAATGGTCACCCTCAACGGGGTGCGGTACCGGCTGGATGACGCCATCGCCTGGGGTCTCTACGACCCTGAGCCGCAGGGACGTCACGTCGCCCCCGAGGAGGGGGCCACTGAGGGCGAGGAGGGGCCGGTGACGGCCGCCGCCCCTGACCCGGAGAACAAGGAGACGCAGCCCAAGGCGCGTCCCACCGCGAAGGAGTGAGGACCATGCCTGACGCCCTAGTCACCCCTCAGGCTGTGGCCGAGGCGTCGGGCGGGCAGGTCCCCGAGGGGGACCCGAGGCTCCCAACCTTGATCGCCGGGGCCACTGACGCTATCCGCCTGTGGTGCGGGTGGCACGTGGCCCCGGTGATCGAGGAGACCGTGACCCTCGACAGTGAGGGGTCAGCGTCGCTGCGTCTACCCACGGGCCGGCTGGTTACCGCCACCGGCCTGAAGGTCGACGGCGTACCGGTCCCGGATGACGCCTGGGACTACTCGACGGCCGGCATGATCCGCCTCCGCCGTGGGGTCTTCCCTGACCGGTTCCGGGCCGTGGAGGTCACCATCACGCACGGCTGGCCGCAGGCCCCGTCCCTGGCGGCCGTCATCACCCGGTCTGTCCTGTCCGCGTGCGCCTCCCCCATGGGGGCCACGCGCGAGCAGGCGGGCTCCATCTCAGCGACCTGGGCGCGGGCGGGCATGACCCTGTCCGACACGGACCGCCGCGAGCTCGCCCCGTACCGGCTCCAGCACTGGGCATAGGAGGTTGCCGTGCTTCCGTCATTCGCGAGACAGCGCGTCACCATCGTCACCCCCGGCCAGCGGGAGGAGTGGGGGCAGTCCACCACGGACTGGGGATCGGCGACCACCACGGACGTCACCTGCGTGTGGGAGGCCACCCAGGCCACCGTCCACGGCGTAGCCACGGGCGACGTCGACGCCGGGCAACGCACCGTCTACCTCAACCCCGGCACCCGCATCAGCGGGGAGTGCCGGCTCCGGTTCCCCGACGACCCCGGCCATGACTGGGTGATCGTCGGCCTGCCGATCCCCAACCAGTCGCCCACCGGGCGCCTGTCGCACATCGCCGTCATCACGAAACGCTGGGAGGCCGCCCAATGAGCAAGGTCAAGGTCGTCATGAATCCCGCCGGGGTGCGGGCACTCCTGAACGCGCCCGGCGTGGTCGCTGACCTGGATGCCCGCGCCGAGCGCATCCGGGCGGCCGCCGGCCCCGGTTTCTTCGTGCGCCGACGCGACAAGCGCATCAACCGGTACGCGTCCCAGGTGCGTACCGCCGACGACGAGGGCCGCAAGGCACAGGCGGACGGCAACGTCCTCATGAAGGCCCTGGACGCTGGCAGGTGAGCGGCATGGAGCAACCAGACATCATCGACGGGCTCCGCCGCTACCTCGCTGAACGTCTCGCCGGCGTCCCCGTCTACGGGTTCCTGCCGAGGGACCCGCCCGGCCGGTTCGTCCTCATCGACCGTGTCGGAGGCACGCGCGGCCTGGCCGTGGACGCGCCACGGATCACGGTCGAGGCGTGGGCGCCCACCAAGTCATCCGCGTACGCGCTCTGTCTCGAAGCCAGAGCCGCGATCTTCAATCCGATGCCGCCCCTACCGGGCGGCATTCGTGTCATACGGCGAACCGAGGTCGGTGGCCCCAGCCATGAGCCGCCGACCACCAGCGGGTGGGACCGATACCGCTGGACCGTCGAAATCAGACACCAACTCACCCGCTGAAAGGAAAATCCGTGTCCTACGAGAAGCTAAACGCGATGCAGATCATCACCGCTGGTTCGGATGATGACTGTGTTGCTCTCGCCCCGGCCGGCACCAAGGCCCCCACCACCCTCGCCATCCCCGCCACCTTCAAGGAGGTCGGTTGGATCGACAAGGACGGCATCGAGTTCACCGCTGACGACTCCGTGGACAAGCGGCGCGCCCACCAGGGCAACCGCGTCTACAAGGTGCAGATGACCGAGTCCGACTCCGGGGTGACGTTCACCGCCCTCCAGTCCAACATCGACACGCTCAAGCTCCAGTGGCTCGTGAAGTCGTCCTCGGAGGACTCCGGCGTCATCAAGCACGTCCTGTCCTCGTCCCGGAAGGTCGAGAACGTCGCCATCATCGTCTACGCCGAGGCCAACGGTCACAAGTACCTGTGGCACTGCGAGTCGTTCCAGATCGGTGAGCGTGAGGGATTCAAGCTCGCGAACACCGACGACGTCGCCTACAAGATCACGGGCACGTTCACCGGCGACATCACGATGCTGACGGACGACCCGGCGTTCAAGGCCGCGTGACAAATCTCCTCCTGGTGGGCGACTTTGGGTCGGTCCTCGCCCACCAGGAGGCACCCCCGTCTGACCGGCCCCGACCTAGGAAGGACCGACCATGAGCAAGAAGAAGAAGAACCGCAACCGCCCGTACCGTCAGGGCGCCCCAGGCGCGACCGCGCAGCGCGCCGCTGAGGCTGGCGCGGCCGTCCCCCAGGACCGCCTACAGCAGGCCGAGGCCACCGGCGGCACCCTGGTCACCGACTACAAGGGCTTCCACATCGAGGTCACCTCTGACGACCTCGACGACTACGAGGCCATGTCCAAGCTCACGCAGAGCGTCCCCGGCCCGTTCCTCGAGATCGTCTTCCCCGATGAGCGTGAGCGGGCACGGTTCCTGCGTGAGTGCTGCTCGGACGAGACCGGCCGTGTCCGGTTCACCCTCGCCGTGCAGGCCGCCATGGAGATTTTCGAGGCGCTCGGCATGGGAAACTG